TAAATCTTCTCCTATTGATAAAGATCATTTTAATTTAGATGCAGAACCTTTTGAAGTTAGACCCCTTGATAAAAGAACAAACATGGCTGCAGGAAGAATAAAACAACATTTAAATTCTGAAGAACAAATTATAGCTAACAAAAAAATTGGTTATGATTATAGAGCAAATATAGATTTTGATGATTCTAAACAATTTAACGATTTAATAAATAGGGATTTAGATTTTGCAGTTAAAGTAAATACTAGACCAGAAGGATCATTAAGGACTCCAGATAAAATAGCAAAAGAAAAAATATCAATGAGTAATATTAAAGAATTTGCAACAAATATTAAAAATAAATTAGATAATTCTAAATTTATTACAAATCGTCTTAGTCGTATTCCTGGCAGTTCTTTAGCATTAGCTCCTGCTGATTTTTTCTTAAGTATGATGTCTGGATTACCTGCGGGAGTATCTGCTGCAAGTGCAGGTTCTTACCTGTTAAAAGATCCTGCTATTGGTAAAGCTGTTAACATACCTTTAGCAATGTATCAAGATATGCAAAACCCCGAAGAAATGTTTAAAAAAAGTGGAGAAAGAAAAGAAAAAATAGAAAATTTTCTTACAGACCTTACTGGAATAGAAGCTGATGTTCCTTTTGCTCCTGCTGTTTATGAAAAATTTAAAGAAAAAATGTCAGGAGGTGCGGGCGAGCAACCAGACATAGATCCTTTTCAAGCAGCAAATGGTGGCAGGATTAATTATGAAAACGGTTCACCAAGAGGACCTAATGAGCCTGAGGGCGATGATTTCTTAAACGAACTAGAATTTAAATTTAATAACATTGATAGTGTCGAAATTGACGACACGCCTACTACCTTTGACGATAGTAAATCTAAGATTGCACAAGTTGCAGATTTAGCAGACCCAAGAAACATTCCTTACTACGCTGACATGGCTGGACAGGCTGCATTAAGAATTGGTGAGTTTGGTGCAAGAGTATTACCTGCAACAGGTGAATTGTTTTCTGATCTACTTAGAAAACCATTATTTAAAACACCGTCATCTTATGAGCGAACAGAAAACTATGGTAACATGGTTGATGATACGGAAGTACCAGGTGAAACACAACAAGGTGCAAAATTTGTTGGTGGTCCAATATTTAAAAATTTCTTAAAAAACATAACACCTACATCTACAGAAAAATTAGTGGGCCTTGATACATTGATCAATGAAGAGAAAAAGAAAATGATAGCACGAGGTAGTTCATCACTACCGGTTAAGGTTGCAGAAACAGCGTCACTTGGTGCAGAGTTAGTAGCACCGATATTTCCAGGTTTAAAATTAATAAAAGCTTTTGGTAAAGCAAGAGGAATTAATAAATCAAAAGCTGAAACAACAAAATTAATAGAACAAGAGATTGATACATTAGCTAAAGCTGAAGGTATGGACAGAAGAGAATTTTTACAAGTAAGTGGTGCAGTTGGAACAGTGGCCCTTGCTAAACTATTAGGTATATCAAGTGAGTTACCTAAAGTTGCAAAAGTTGCTGAAAAAGTTGTAAGCACTGGTCCAACAACTCCGGCATATTTTTTAAACTTAGTTGCAAAAATTAAAAACCTAGGTACCGACATAACTCAAACAGGGGCTTTAATAGAAAGACAAACAGTTATAAAATACAAGGATTATGAATTAACAGAAGATATCGCAACAGGTAGAGTTGAAGTTGTAAGACTTACACAGAGTGACGAAGCTACGCATTATGGTCAACCCTTAACGGAAGAAACTTATATGAGTCTTACACCAGGTGAAACTATTATTGGTAAAAATGGTCAACCTGTTAAAACACTAGATGAATATGACGAAGGTACTGCATTTATAAGAAATGATCGTGGCTATACAGGGGAAGTTGTTGATGAGTCAGCTGACATTTCTGAAGACGTTATTAAAGACGGAACTAAATTTGAAGATAATTTAAGTGACTTTGGAGAATGATTAAAAAGTTGACAACGACAATCCCTCCTTTAAAAGGTCCTAGCTCACAAGGGTTGAAAGTTCCCTTAAAACAAGTTAAAACAATTACAAAAGGAAAAATAAATGGCCGAAATAGACAAAGCCCTACCAAACGTAAATAACGCAGTTGAAGTTGAGAGACCAGAATTAGAAGTTGATCTTATAGATCAAGGTACTGAGTCTGATGTACCTTTTGATGTTACACAACTAGAAGATGGCGGAGTTGAGTTAGACTTTGAACCTGGCATGAAAAAAATTCCTGGTACAGAAAATCATTTTGACAATTTAGCAGATTTATTACCTGACGATATTTTAGATCCTATCGGATCTGAGATGCAATCTAATTACACAGACTACAAAGCATCAAGAAAAGAATGGGAAGATAGTTATGTAAAAGGTTTAGATCTTTTAGGTTTTAATTATCAAAATAGATCAGAACCATTTCAAGGAGCATCAGGTGCAACGCACCCAGTTCTTGCAGAAGCTGTTACACAGTTCCAAGCAGGAGCATACAAAGAATTATTACCGGCTGAAGGTCCGGTTAGAACACAAATTTTAGGTAATGTTGATCAAGCAAAAGAACAACAATCACAAAGAGTAAAAGACTTTATGAATTACCAAATTATGGATGTCATGAAAGAGTATGAACCAGAATTTGATCAGATGTTATTTCATTTACCATTAGCAGGTTCAACATTTAAAAAAGTTTACTATGATGATCTATTAGAAAGAGGAGTATCAAAGTTTGTGCCAGCAGATGATTTAGTTGTTCCATATTCTGCTACTTCACTAGAAGATGCCGAAGCAATTATTCATGTAATTAAAATTTCTGAAAACGATTTACGTAAACAACAAGTTAATGGTTTCTACAGAGATGTAGAATTAACTAAACCGTCTGACGTAGAAGATAAAGTTACTAAAAAAGAAAGAGAACTAGACGGAACTAAAAAAACCGGCAGCGTAGAAGACATGTACACTTTATTAGAGTGTCATATTAATTTAGACCTAGAAGGTTTCGAAGACATGGGACAAGACGGGGAACCAACAGGAATTAGACTTCCTTACATTGTAACAATTGACGAAGGATCAAGAGAAGTATTATCTATTAAGAGAAACTTTGAACAAAACGATCCTAAAAAACAAAAGATAAATTATTTTGTTCATTTTAAATTTTTACCAGGTTTGGGGTTCTACGGTTTTGGTCTAATTCACATGATTGGTGGGTTATCTCGTACGGCGACCTCTGCTTTAAGACAGCTCTTGGATGCGGGAACGCTTTCTAATCTGCCAGCAGGTTTTAAACAAAGAGGGATAAGAATAAAAGATGAAGCAAAACCAATTCAACCTGGAGAGTTTAAAGATGTAGATGCTCCTGGCGGAAATTTAAGAGATGCTTTTTTTCCTCTACCTTACAAAGAACCTTCTCCGACATTATTACAATTAATGGGTATTGTCGTACAAGCAGGTCAAAGATTTGCAGCTATTGCTGATATTCAAGTAGGAGATGGTAATCAAGGTGCTGCAGTAGGTACAACTGTTGCATTATTAGAACGTGGATCAAGAGTTATGTCTGCAATTCACAAAAGATTATATTCTTCACTAAGACAAGAGTTTAAAACACTAGCAAAAGTATTTGCTACATACTTACCACCAGAATATCCTTATGATGTTGTCGGTGGAGAGAGAAATATTAAATTAACGGATTTTGACGACAGAATAGATATTATTCCAGTTGCTGATCCTAACATATTCTCAATGTCGCAAAGAATTACAATTGCACAAACAGAATTACAATTAGCAACTTCTAATCCTGAGTTACATAACATGTATGTAATTTATAGAAAAATGTATGAAGCATTGGGTGTAAAAGATATAGATAAAATTTTACCTCCCCCTGCTCCACAAGAACCTAAAGATCCAGCATTAGAGCATATTGATGCATTGACTCAAAAACCTTTTCAAGCGTTTAGAGGACAAGATCACCAAGCTCATATGACTGCTCATTTAAATTTTATGGAAACTAATCTAGTTAGAAATAACCCACCAGTCATGGTTTCTATTCAAAAAAATATTTTAGAACATATTTCTTTAATGGGACAAGAACAAGTTGAAATGGAATTTGCAGAACAAGTACAACAAATGCAAATGATGCAACAACAAGCACAAGCGAATCCACAAATGAAACAGCAAGCTGAAATGCAGACTCAACAATTGTCTATGAAAATTGAAGCAAGAAAAGCTGTATTGATTGCTGAGATGACAGAAGAGTTTATGAAGGAAGAAAAAAGAATTACATCACAATTTGATTCTGATCCTTTACTAAAACTAAAATCACGAGAAGTTGATCTTCGTGCAATGGAAAATGACCGTAAACAACAAGACATGAAAATGAAAAATGAACTTGAAAGAGCTAAATTAGTTCAAGATCAGGCTTCTACGGATCAAAAACTAAATCAAAACGAAGAATTAGCAGGTTTAAGAGCTGAAACGTCAATTGAAAAACAAGAAATGGCGAATGAGAACAGATTAATACTTGCTAACATGAAACCAAACAGATAAAAGGAATATATTATGATGAATTACAAAACAGGCGGCAAAAAAGTAGTAATGCCCGAGCAAGAAAAAGTAGTTGACTCTAGATCAGAGAAAAGTTTTAGAGGAAAAAGCTTTATTGCTAAAGGCGACTCTAATCCGGTTAAAGGTACTGGTGCTGCAAGAAAACAAAAAGACGTAACCTGGTATTAGTATGTGGTTTTCGGCAATCAAATTAGCCGTCTCAGCTGGTAGTAAAATTTATGCTAACAAGCAGAAGACTAAAATGGCAATGTCAGATGCACAACTAATGCATGCGTCTCGTATGGCCGAAGGAAAAGAAGCTTACCAGGGAAAACTATTAGAAGCCCGTCAGTCAGATTGGAAGGACGAGGCAGTTTTAATAATTTTAAGTTTGCCAATAGCAATCCTGGGCTGGGCAGTCGTAAGTGACGATCCAACAGCAATGGACAAAGTAAAATTGTTCTTCGAGATGTTTTCAGAGCTTCCTAAATGGTTTACAAATTTATGGATCCTTGTCGTGGCAAGTATTTATGGTATAAAAGGAACACAAATATTTAAAGGCGGAGCAAAAAAATAGTGATTGATAAAAAAGAAAAAAATACTTTAAAAAAACATAGCGTGCACCACACTGCAAAGCATATGTCTACAATGAAAAAAAAAATGCAAAAAGGTATAACATTTAAAAAATCACATAACCAAGCAATGAAAAAGGTAGGAAGATAATGAAAAACTATAGACAAAATAAAATGGGTGGCGGAATGATGGAAAGACCTATGTATGGAGCAGGTGGTAAAACTTTAAAACCTGTTAATAAGAAAAAAAATCCAGGACTTGCAAAATTACCAACTCCAGTAAGAAATAAAATGGGCTTTAAGAAAAATGGTGGTAGTATATAATGGCTAAACCAGGATTATACGCAAACATTCATGCTAAGAAAAAAAGAATCGCTGCCGGCTCAGGTGAAAAAATGAGAAGCCCCGGTACTAAAGGTGCACCAACTGCAGCTAATTTTAAAAGAGCAGCTAAGACAGCTAAACCTATTAAAAAGAAAGCGTAATGGCAAGCGCAGCTTGGACACGAAAAGAAGGTAAATCACCCTCTGGCGGTTTAAATGCTAAAGGTCGTGCAAGCTATAAAGGTGGCACTTTAAAAGCACCTACTAAATCTAAAACAAGTTCAAGACGTAAATCATTCTGTGCACGTATGTCAGGTATGAAAAAGAAATTAACTTCTGCTAAAACTGCAAGAGATCCAAACAGCAGAATAAATAAATCATTAAGAAAGTGGGATTGTTAAATTGGAAATAGAAAGATTACTAAAAATAATAAAAGATAGATTAGATAACCTAACTAATATTGTAACAACGGGTGTTGACACCATGGAAAATTACAAGTATATATTAGGACAAATAAACGCCCTAGAGGCAACTAAACAGGAAATCTCTAACCTGCTAGATAACAAGGAGCAAAAAGAAAATGAAGGCACAGTCATCGATATTGGGGACCACAAGCCCAAAAATTGAATTACCTAACAAAGATCTTGTTGGCGTAAAAAAATCAGAAAAAAAAGAAGTTACAAAAGAAGAAACAAAACTACCAAAACCAACTGGTTGGAGGATGCTTGTTTTACCATTTAGAATGAATGAAAAAACAAAAGGCGGAATCTTACTTGGCGGCGAAACTATAGACAGACAACAAGTTGCATCACAATGCGGAAGTGTACTTGCAATGGGAGACGCTTGTTATTTAGATAAAGACAGATATCCAAATGGTCCATGGTGCAAGGTTGGTGATTGGATAGTCTTCGCACGTTATGCCGGATCAAGAATAGAAATTGATGGTGGTGAAGTACGTCTTCTAAATGAAGATGAAGTTTTAGCAACCGTAGAAGATCCAACGGATATTCTACATAAATATTAACATAGGAAGGACACTATGCCAGAAGCAAATAAAATAA